TCTACACTCTCTCCGTCGTCGGCAGCGTCAGATGTGTATAAGAGACAGGATTGCACACTGCTTGAATATGCCGTTCAACATCGCGGCGGGTAATTCGTCGGGTTACAACTACGCTTCCGGCCGACTCGACCACCAGACGTATTTCAAAGCAATTCGTGTGGAGCAAGCGCACCTGGAGTGCGTTGTGCTGGATCGGATTCTGACGGCCTGGCTTGATGAAGCCGCGTTGATTCCGGGCTATTTGCCTGCGGGATTAGGCCCTATGGACGAGTGGCCGCACCAGTGGTTCTGGGACGGCCATGAGCACGTGGACCCGGCGAAGGAAGCGTCGGCACAAGCCACGCGGCTGGCCAATCACACGACCACGCTGGCGCACGAATACGCGCGGCAAGGTCGGGACTGGGAAGAGGCCCTGCGACAGCGGGCCAAGGAAGTCGCCTTGATGCAGGAGCTCGGCCTTACGTTGACCGAAGCCCTGCCCATACCGCCACAGGAGGAGGACACTCTGGATGAGTGACGTCAACGTCAAGAGCAAGCTCGCTGAACACCGGATGCTGAACCTGCTTGCAACGTCGGTGGAACTGGAAGCCGCTCCGGGTGAGGGCGACGCGCAGCGGCTGCGCCGGTTCACGATGACCGCCTACACGGGCGGGGCCATGCAGCTGGCCGGCTGGCGCTATCCGGTCGTGGTGGACCTGGCCGGTCTGGACGTGGGTCGGCAACGCCGTCCGATCCTGCTGGATCATGTGCGTGACGTGGATTTTGTGATGGGGCAGACTGATTCCGTCGCCGTGATGAACGACCAGCTTATTGTGTCCGGGGTTATCATGGGCGATTCGCCGAAGGCGCGGCAGGTGATCGCTCTCAACGATAAGGGCTTTGCCTGGCAGGCTTCGATCGGGGCCCGCGCCGAGCAAGTGGAGTTCGTGCCCGAGGGGAAGACCTCGCAGGCCAACGGGCGGGAGTTCGCCGGACCGGTCAATATCGTTCGACGCGCCTCCCTGGGGGAGATCAGCTTCGTGGTGCTTGGCGCAGACGAGAATACCTCGGCCCAGATTGCAGCCACGCAGCCGGGATCGGAAGTTGACACGCGCACCGATGCGGCTGCCACCGGACAGGCGTCCAATTTCGTGGAAGCGGAGGTCGCCGCCCTTCGCGCTGCAGCGGCTGCTGAGGTCCGGCGTATTACGGCCATCCGGCGGATTTGCGGCGGTAAGCATCAGGAGATCGAAGCGCAGGCCATCGCCGAAGGCTGGGATATTGCACGAACCGAGCTGGAAGTGCTGCGTGCGTCGCGGCCCCATGCCCCCTATATCAGCATCCAGACGGGAGCGTCCGGGTATTCCACGGCCCAGTTGCTCGAGGCCGCGTTGGCGCTGACCCGCACGCCGATGAACCCCGAGCGGCATTACCCGGCCGATCTCCTGCAGGCCGCCGAAGACCGTTTCGGGCGGCGTATGCGCATTCGCCAGGCGATCTACCTGGCGGCGCAGGCCAACGGCTACACCGGGTCGCCGTTCCTGGACGCAAGCAATCTCCGCGATGCCGTGTACTATGCCTAGACTGTGCCGCTGACGTTGCGTGCCTCCGGCACCAGCACGTTGTCGCTACCGAACATTCTGAGCAACCTTCTGAACAAGGAACTGCTCGAGGCCTTCCAGGAGCAAGACCAGACGTGGCGGGAAATCGCTGCCATCCGTTCGGTGAGCGACTTCAAGACCGTCACCAGTGTGCGTCTGCTGGACAACATGGAGTACGAGGAGGTGGCTCCCGACGGCGAGTTGAAGCATGGCACGGTGTCGGAGCAGACCTACACGCGTCAGGTCCGGACCTACGGTCGGATGTTTTCGCTGACCCGTGATCGGATCATCAATGACGATCTAAGTGCGTTCGACGATATCCGTGCGCGACTGGGAGCCGGAGCTGCCCGCAAGCTCAACAGCGTCTTCTGGAGCACGTTCCTCAACAATAGCGGCTTCTTTACGGCTGCCCTGGGCAACTACATCACGGGCGCGGATACCGCGCTGGGCGACGACGGAGTCGGCCTGCAAAAAGGAATCGTCGCGTTCCGCAAGCTGAAAAGCCCTGACAGGAAGCGGATCGGCGGGGTGCCGACCATCCTGCTCGTGCCGCCCGAGCTTCAGTTTGTGGCGCAACGGCTTTACCAGAGCACGACCGTCGATCCTGGCTCCGGCGGGACGCTGGGAACGGCCAACATCCACGCCGGACGCTACCGCCCCGTGGTGTCGGACTGGCTGAGTGATGCGGAGTTCGCCGGTTCCAGCGCCAAGGCCTGGTACTTGTTCCGTGATCCCGGGGTACTGGCCCCCGTAACGGTCAGTTTCCTGGATGGTCAACAGACTCCGACGGTCGAAGCGGCTGAAGCGGATTTCAACAAGCTGGGAATGCAGTTCCGCGGGTATTTCGATTTCGGTGTGGACCTGGCTGAGCCGCTGGCCGGTATCAAGGCCAAGGGTGAAGCGTAAGGAGGATCGTACATGCCACAAGCAGTGTTCGTTCACGAGGGCCAGACCATTGACTACACGCCGACTGCGGATATCGCGGCCGGAGAAGTAGTCGTGCAGGGCGATTCGGTAGGTGTTGCCAGTCTCGACATTCCGGCTGGCAAACGCGGGGCACTGACGGTGCAAGGCGTCTTCGACTTCGCGAAGGCAACCGGCACCGGTACAGCCATCGCCGTAGGGGCCATCGTGTACTGGAACGACACGGCGAACCAGGCCACCACGTCGGCAACGGGGAATAAGCAGCTCGGCAAATGCGTCCAGGCGGCCGGTAATAACGATGCTACCGTACGCGTCAGGCTAAGCCAGTGAGGACGTCATGCCCGATTTGCTGGAAACCGGTTCTGATTGGCTGGCCGAACAGCTCAAGGAACATGCCTCGCGGCCGGTCACTTACCGGCGCGGAGCGGACGAGGTCACGGTGCAGGCCACCATCGGCCGTACGCTGCTGAAACTGGACGATGGCTACGGCGGCGTGTCCATCGAGTGGACCTACCGGGATTTCTTGATCCATGCCGCTGACCTGGTGCTCGGCGGTACGCCGATCTTGCCGCAGCGCGGCGACATCATCCGCGAAACACAGGGCGACAAGACCTTGGTCTACGAGGTGATGGCGCCGGGCAAGGAACCCGCGTGGCGATGGTCCGACGCGTTCCGCAAGGTGCTGCGGATTCATGCCAAGCAGGTGGGCACCGAGTAATGGCCGTGATCCTCGATATCGCCGACGCAGTAGTTGCCGAGCTGAACGCCACCGCGTTTAGCCAGCCGCTGACTGCCGAGCGATATTACCGGCCGCAGTTCGAGTTGTCGGAGATGACTGAGCTGAAGGTCACCGTCGTGCCACGGGCACTGGCCTCGAAGACACTCGACCGCAGCCGCGACAGTTTCGATTACCAGATCGACGTAGCCGTTCAGAAGAAGACCGACATCAGCCCCGAGGCCCTCGACGCCTTGATGACACTGGTCGAGGAGATTGCCGATCACTTTCGGACGCACCCGTTGGCCAGCTACCCGGATGCCCGCTGCACGGAGGTCAAAAACGAGCCGGTCTATGCGCTGGAGCATCTGGATGAGTTGCGGCAATTCACCAGCGTCATCACGCTGAGCTTCCAGGTGTGGAGATGAGCCGTGATCTCCATGAGCTTACATGCTGCCAAACAGGACTTCTTCGACCGGGCTGGGGTCAAGAAGGCCGTCGATGCTGCCACAAGGAAGGTGTTATCGCGGTTCGGCGCGTTCGTGCGCACCCGGGCACGCACGTCAATCCGTAAACGTCGAGGTAGCAGCCCGCCCGGTTCGCCCCCGCATTCCCACGTTGGGTTGCTGCGACAGTTCATCCTGTTCGCCTACGACAGGTCCAGGCAGTCGGTGGTCATCGGGCCAGTGCAACTGCGGCAAAAGTCCGACGCGCCGAAGTTGCTCGAATACGGTGGCACGGTGGTCCGGCGGATAAAACGCCATACACGCCGGCTGCGCTACCGTGCTCGCCCCTACATGGGACCGGCCTTCGAAAAAGAATTGGCCTCACTACCGGCCCTGTGGAGGAACTCGGTGCGTTAGCAAGGGAGATTACCCATGACGGTCAAACTCGGCCTCGATGCCCGGCTGTATCGCAACACGGGCAGCTACGCTAGTCCCGTGTGGAATGAGGTTACGAACGTCAAGGACTTGACGCTCAATCTCGAGGCGGGCGAAGCCGATGTATCCACGCGCGGCAATAACGGCTGGCGTGCCACGGTTGCCACACTCAAAGACGCCTCCATCGAGTTTGAAATGATTCTGGATACGGGCAACGACGACTTCGTGAGCATCCGCGACGCCTTCCTGGCCGGTGCCGCACTGGAGTTCGCCGTAATGGATGGTCCGATCAATGCGGCTGGCTCGCAAGGTCTGCGGGCATCCTGCGCAATTACCAAGTTCAGCCGCAACGAATCACTGGAAGAGGCAATCTCGGTAAGTGTGACGCTCAAACCAACGCACTCGGCCAATCCGCCGAGCTGGTTCGTGGTGTCGTAATGGGCAGAGCGAGCGACGTAGTGAACATCTTCGGCTTGCTATGGGGGTGTCGGAAGGCCGTATGAGACGCGTTTTGTTGGTCCTGGTTTGCAGTCTGATCGGCGCTACGGTGGGCGGCAACAAAGCCCCGGATGGTACCGAAGTGCACTGCGACCTGCCGGGCGACCTGCATCGCCACAATACGACCTCACGCGGTCAGGGCTGCTGCGTGTGGACGTCGATCCACCATGCCGCTCTGTGGCAGAACGTGCCGGCGTATGAAGAGGCCCCGCGGTGGATTCAAAAGCATGGCATCCCGGGCGGCGCATCGTCAGGTTCCGTCCAAAAATATCTGCCACAGATGGCCCAAGAACGTGGATACCCGGCTGCACCGCCGTTTCTCAATTACGAAGGCAGCGACCTGGAACTGTTGCGGCTCGCCTGTCGAACGGGCCGGATGCCCTGCGTGACGTACTCGTTCAGTCCGACAGGCCGCTATGGTCGTGCACGGATCGCTCACATGGTGAATCTGGTCCATGCGGACGACAAATGGTTTGCCGTGCTGGACAACAATTTCCCCGGTGCGGACCGGATTGAATGGATGACGCCGGAGGAGTTCCAACGGACCTGGACGGGCATGGGCAGCGGCTGGGCAGTGATCTTGCTGGCCCCGCCACCCCCGCCACCACCTACGAACTGAGGTGCATCATGTACGCTTTGCTGTTTTCCCTACTGGTGATGGGCTCGGATCCGGCCCAACCGTCACCCGGTGAGTTGCCCGTCGTTGAGCAGGACGGCGTCCAGAACTTCGGCATTGACCGCGCACAATTGAGTCAATCGGGCGAACACATCGTGTTCGACGGGCGTCAAATCACTTCGGCTGAAGCCCGAGAACTCCTGGAAGCCGGCACGCTGACCGACGATAGCGCCATGCTGCGACTGACGATCATCGGCTCTGCCGCGGACTGCCGGCGCGTCCTGGACGACCTCAACGGCCCGCTTGCCGACCTGGCCGGGAATTTCCTCATTCAAAGCTATCCACCGGACCATTGGGCTGTAGCGCGTGCCGGTTTTTACACGGCCGGCAAACCGACGATCTACGTGCAAACCGCGTCAGGCAAGGTGCTGCACCGTCAGGACGACTACGACGACGGTGCTGATGGGCTGCGCCGCGCTCTAGAGGCTATCCGAAAACCTAACCCCAACTACAACCCGCTCCGGGATCGCGACCTGCGCCGACCGAGCACCCACGTGGTGACCTGGACCGTGGTCGGCATTGCCGTGCTGTTGTTGTGGCTCGCACTTAGATGGAAGAGGTGACATGATGAACCTGGCGAATGTGCCGCCGTGGGCCTGGATTCTTCTTGGCTGTGGGGTGGTGTTTTTCATCCTCCGCAGCGGTTTGCTGGAGCGTTTGGTGAAAAAGATGGCCACTGGCAGTGACGCGGCGTCAGAGGGGCCATTCTCGTTGCTGGACAGCCTTCAGGGTTACAAGACCAGGTTGGCCGCAGCAGTGGTAGCCCTGCTTGCCGCCAACGAACTATGGCACTTCATCCCTGACCAATACGTCCGAGAGATACTCTACCTGGCCGGGGCGCTGGGTCTTTATGGCTTGCGTGACGCTGTCGAGCGATTGAAGCAGAAGGTGGACCAACTCCCCATCAAGAGTTAAAGAAGGAATTGCCAGGGATGCATACGTTCGCCGACAACGCCGGCCGCACGTGGACGATCACTATCAACGTGGCGATGGTCAAGCGCGTTCGCAGCGTGCTCCGTGTGGACCTGTTCAAACTTCTGGACGATGGGGCCAGGCCGCTTGCGGAACTGCTCAGTGATCCGGTGCAGCTGGCTGACGTTCTCTACTGCCTGTGCAAGGAGGAAGCGGAAAAGCGGAACCTGAGCGACGAGGATTTCGGCCGCGCTCTGGCAGGTGACGCCATCGGCCATGCCGCTGAGGCGTTCGTGGATGAGCTGATCGATTTTTTCCCGAATGCCCGGGGCCGGGAAAGCCTCAAGAAGCTGATCACGACGAGCCGCGCGCTGGCCGACAAACTGCTCGACCACGCGGACAAGACGATCAGCCAGATCGACCCGGAAGCCGAAGCGAGCAGATGGATCGGCTCATTTACGAGCTCGCCGGAACGATCGGCGTCGACCCCGGGCCCTTCACCCTCCGCGAGCTGCTTGTGATGGGTGAGGCGAGGAGCCGCCAGCTCTGGGCGCACACCTCGACCCTGTTAGCGATGCTGGCCAACGTTCATCGCGACCCGCACAAAACGCGGGCCTATAAGCCCGCCGAGTTTAACCCGCATGTGCGGCGCACCGAGAAATTGCCCAGGGTTGGCGTCACTGCGTTGAAACAGGTGTTTGTGGATCGTGCTGCCCGCCCACCGGCGGCGCACAGGGACGAGTGACATGGCAACTGCAGGAGCAATTCGCGCCGGCCAGGCCTACGTGGAGCTGTCCACCAGGGACAGTAAGCTCGTCAAAGGGCTGCGTAGCGCCGAGCAACGGCTTCGGGCGTTTGCCGCAAGTGTCTCTAGCCTGGGCACACGGCTGGTCGGACTGGGCGCTATGGCTGCCGGACCGCTCGTTGCCGCCAGCAGGATGTTCGAGGATCTGGGAGACAATCTTGCCAAAGCGAGCGCACGAACGGGAGTTGCTGTCGAGGAATTATCTGAGCTGGCTTTCGCCGCGGATTTATCTGGCGCGGATCTGGCAACTCTCGAGTTGGGCTTGCGCAAGATGTCCCAGACCATCGTCGATGCGGCCGCTGGCTCCCAGAGCGCCAACGACGCGCTTGGCCGACTTGGCCTCACCGTGGCTGACCTGGCGCAGCTTACTCCGGATCAACAATTCAAATTGCTTGCTGATCGATTCAGTCAGATTCTCAATCCGACCTTATGTGCTGCGATGGCATTGGATATTTTTGGTCGATCCGGCACACGCCTCTTGCCGCTGATGGCCGACGGAGCTGAGGGTATCGAAAGGCTTGAGCGGCAGGCCCGCGAACTAGGGCTTACCTGGTCTACGGCGGATGCCAAAGCTGCCGAAGCATTCCGTGACACACTCACTGTGCTTTGGAAAGTAATTCAACGGGGCATCGCCCTCGTTGGCGGCGCACTGGTACCTGTGCTCAGCGACGCGGCCCAGTGGATCACGCGCGCAACGAAAACCGTCTCCGGCTGGATCAACCGGAACCGACAGCTGATTGTGATCGCCTTTAAGGTGGCGTTGGCGGTGATGGGCGGCGGGTTGGCGCTACTGGCCTTTGGTAAGACGGTGGCCGGCATCGCAGCGATGGTAAGCATTCTTGCAACGGTTCTCGCCGGCGTGGGTTCCGCACTGAACGTCTCGGGGGCAATAGTCGCTGGGCTTCTTACGCCGGTGGGTCTTGTAAGCGCCGCTCTGCTAGCCCTGGGCGGTTACCTGCTTTACACCACGGACGCAGGCCAACAGGCGCTTCAGGGGCTTGCCACTGAGTTCCGTTCACTTCAGGAGACGGCCCTTGCGGCCTGGCGCGGCATTGCCGACGCCCTGGCCACCGGGGACCTCGGCCTGGCGGCACGGATCGCCTGGTTGACACTAAAGCTCGTCTGGAAGCAGGGTGTGGGTTGGCTTGAAGAGCGGTGGCTACGGTTCAAGGAGTTCTTCCTCAAGACGTTTTACGGGGCTATTTACGGCTGGCCCGGTTCCTGAACGACGCCTGGGCCGGCATCCAGATCGCCTGGCTGGAGACCACTACGTTCCTGGCCACCGCCTGGATGAATTTTATCGATATCTTGCAGCGGACGTGGAATCGGTTCGCCGGGTTCTTTCGACGCGTCTGGGCACGCATCCAGGGTATCCTCGGCGCAGACGCCGAAGCGGAGATCGCCCGTATCAACGAAGAGGAATCACGGCGCGAGCAGGAGATCAACGCCCGGCATGTCGCGCTTGCAAAACAGCGTGAATTAGAACGCCAACGGCAACGTGGCGAGATCGAGCAAGAACGGGCCGGGATCGAAGAGCAGCTCAACCAGATGC